TGGCGCTCATGTTTTGGAAACTGCTTTATTGCTTGATAGCCGTACATCATCATTTCTCGGCATTTTTCTTCAATGATTAGCGTTGTCAACTTGCCTCCGCACAACTAAAGGGCGCACTACCGTGCGCCATCCAAAGAATCAGTTAACAGTTACACAAAGAAAGCGGGGCGAAAACCGACGTAACTGGCCGAGAGCGACCGCGCATCGCCCAGAATGAGCGCGCCCAACCCGGCGCTCGAGCCATTGCTCCAGCTGCCCCCGCGAAGCGGGAATCGGTCACCATAGTTTCTAGTGTATAGAAACCCTCCAACAGTCTGGGCTGATGCAGTCTCTAGCAGCAGCTGTCTGAGCAGTTCAACAGGAGTATAACCAGCAGATTTTTGCAGAAGCTTGAATTCGACAGAGTTGCTATATCCAGAGCTTGCGTCGTCACCGACATTACCCATGCGATTTGTCACTGTTGAATTGAGGATAGGTGAGCCGCCGGTAGTTGAAGTTGAATCGTAATACGCTGTGTGACGATTCCATCCAGCCTCTGTTAATGATGGGTTGTTATCCAGCGTTGTCAGGATTTGGCCGTCATCCAATTTCATCTGGTCAATCCATTCCCAGACGTTTCCGACCAGATCACATACACCGAACTCAGTATGATCGTGATTCCACGTTGCTGGGCCCTTGCCTGTGTCTGTTCGACCTGTGCCACTGGTATCTCCAGGCAATCCATTATCGGCGCGGCGAGCGGTTTCCCACTTCGCCTCATGGCTGCGGCCATAGTTTGTGTTGCCGCGAGGCACAGTGCCATTAGCCAGAGACCATAGTGCAATAGCGGCCCATTCGTGGATCGACATAAGGTGCCAGTTACTGCCCTTCTGGGTGCAAAGCTGCTTGGCCTGGTCGTAGTTAACCGAGGTTCGCGGCTGAGGGCCGCCGATAACAGCAGTGCCGCCAGCCGCCGATGACGCCAGATATTTGCCGACAAGGATTTCGCCACGAGGTGCCCCATTTGTGATGAATGCAGGATGCGTTCCGGTGCCAAGATTTAATGCCGTCAGGCCGAGATCTTCAACGTTGAACCTTGGTATCACACACATGATATTTGGATTTCCCTGTGCATCATATACGACAGTATTTCTACCCCCTGAATTTTGCTCGATCGACTTTCGATAGCCATCCGTTGCGATAATCGTTAAGTTGCTGACGTTCTGGTTATAGTCAGTCTCAAGTGTATTCAGCGCGTCATCATAGTCATTTATCAGTTCGGATGCCTGGTCTGCCAATTTCTTGGTATAACCTTGGACAGGAATGATAGAGTACCCTTGGCCTGACTGAGAATTGCTTTTGTAACCCGGATAAATTGATAGTGCCGAATCACTGGCAATATTCGTTATCTCATAGGTCAGCCCATCAGGACCAACGAATGCATCACCTACCCGGCTGTTTTCCACCCATGCCGTTCCGCTTCCTGTAACAGCAGTCTGGCCGTTAGTGACGGTTACTGTGCCTGTTCTGTACCATGCCATTTTTATCTCCAATAAATCCTGACTTATTAATCAGAGCAATTCATTAAAACCTATAAAAGTTTAATGAAATGAATTTTTAAATCGTTCGTAAAATAAACTGTAAAAAGGAGCTATATCATGAAAAAATCAAAATTATTTGCAGCTTTACTTATTGGTTTTTCTTTCAGTGCAATAAGCAGTGAAAAACCTGTTACATTTATAAAGGAAATGACAATTACTGATAAAAGTCAGTGTATTGTCCAAGGTGACGAATGCCGTATCATCACATCATTTGCTGAAGCATCAAAAAAAGGATCAGTTAATAAAACTGTCATTGTGAATGTTGGTGACACCGTTTTTAAAAAGTGCAGAAAATATAAATCAACTGGTAAAATAATTTGTGATAAATATTGGTCATTAAAGAGTCATTAAGACTCAATAGATGTTAGCCCAATACTTTGACGCGCTGTCGGATTTGATCCTGAATAAACACTTGTCCATGCAGTAACTCTAACTCTGTAATTAAAGTTGTCCATAGATACAGAGTTATCTGTGTATGTATACGATCCATCAATCGATGATGTTGAGTAGTAATTGTATTGATTAGTATCAGGTATTTCATCCTGATGAACTACTGTTGACCCAGTGATCGTTCCGGCAGCTATTTGCGTCCATGAGCCAGACCCGATCTTTCTCTCTATTGCCCACCCAAAAACAGGTGTTGGAAGCGTACCAGGTGACCAACCGTCTAGATGCGTACCAAACTGCACTGTAGGTGCTACTGCACTGATGGATAGCAATACTGTTTTGCTGCGGCCATTTGTGCCGAATGGGCCGAATGATACTGGGTAATCGCCAACTGTATATGCGCTAATTCCAGTATTTTGATAACCGTTCTGCAGCACTCCGCTCCTAAATGAACCGCCGGTAAACTGATCACCGTTGGTTTTTTTATAAGATGTAGCATTCGCTTCTGTGCAGTTACTCGGATCGCCAACATCAGGACCAAACCACTCAATGAATTGCCCTGAACTCCCAAATCCAATGCCAAATACCTGCATTGATGTGCCTACACGCTGGATAATTGTTTTATTTTGCAGCGTTCCGATCACAGCATTATTTATCAGTACCTGGCCGTTTTGAACTGCAAAAGGCAATGTTACAGCACTGGTACCTGTAACCTGATTTAATATGGCAAACTTATTAGCCAGTACATAAAATGCTGACTGTAATCCCTGATCTCCATTATCAAAACCAACTCCAAACCCGGCCGCGTAATATTTCCCATCAGCAGTTACGTTCATGCTGACTTTCCACATCGCTGATACGTTGCCTTCTAGATCTGCTTGTGCTTGTGACACTTGCTGCACAGCAGCGGTGTTGTCGCCGACAGTTGAGACAACTTGCTCTAGAGATTGTGCTGTTGACTGCTGGTCATTACTCAGCACTGTTAACTGTTGAGTAATATCCGAATAATTACTATTAACTGTAGCTGTTAGATTTAGCCGCTGCTGTGCCTCCGCTTCGATTTCAGAAGCACGAGTCTTCTGCTCAAGCTTAATAGCAGCTTTTGCTTTCCAGCCCGCTAACACGTCAGCTAGACGGCCTTCGCCGTTATCATCATCACGATAGGCGCTGATCATCGTGTCTGTGCGGCGAACGTTGGCAGTGAGTTGTCCATCGAGTACATCAATGGAATTTTCAATGTCAGTGACTGATGCCGTAAGCGCGGCGACCGCTTCTCCGATGCTGGCATAGTCGCCAACGTACTCCCAATAAGTGGTATTAGTGGGTAGCGTTCCGGCGGGGATGGCATCTTGTTTAGCTCGGTACAGCGAAACGCCTGTGCCATCGTCATAAGTGACGTAATCACCACTATCATAAACAGTGGTATTTACCCATGCGCCAGCGCCTGTTATCTCTGCCAACTGCTGATTGATTGAATCGATGTTGGCCGTGAGCGTTGGAATGCTCTGAATGGGTTGCAGCAAGTCTTGAGCAAGTTCGCTCTCGGTGATTTTACCGGTTAGATAATCGAGAATGGCTCCGGCATCTGACGATGATGAACCTTGCACATAATCAGTCCATGGACCGATATTTCCTGTTCTGTCTACAATGCGCGCCTTAAACCAAAAACTTACGCCGGCAGCTAACCCATTCAGCGTATGGTTATCCAGTGGATAGGCATATTGACCGAGCAGTGTTTCATTATCTCCGTTGCCATTGGTTGCATAGTAAATTTCGGTGTAAAGCGTGTCCTCTGCTCCTGCCGGAAAGCTCCAGTTTAAATCGATGCCAAAGACGATTGATGATGTGGTAAGGCTGGCGAGTGCCGGCGGGGCTCCGGTTTTGCCGGTGATATCTGTAAGTGCTGATGTGGCATATTTAGATGAAATATCAGCAGCATTTATCGCGGTAACTCTGGCCAGATATTGCCCGATATAAACCCCACGCACTTCAACACTTCTGGTGCCAGTTCTCGGCACTTTTATCCAGTCGCTATTGTCCTTACGCCACTCCACATCATAAGCCACAGCCCCATCTGCAGCATCCCATTGGATTGTCATTACCGTTACAGATAGCGTCTGTTCGACTAACGTTCTCTGGCCGATAGTGACATTTGTTGGCGGATCTTGGATTTTTGCCGGGATTACTGATATTGGCTTAACATCGATTTTTGCGCCGCTGTCGATGGCAGCATGCTTGCCAGGCACACTGATAACGCCGTTTATCTCGTACTGTTGTTCTTCAGACCGCTTGATTGAAAGTACGCGAAACTGCATCACAGCCAAATTATCAGAGTCAACTACCCACACAGATTGCGCTTGAGGCACCTCGGAGTAATCTGGCGAAACAGTGACATGATAGCCGTCAATGTCGGTGATATTGCGTGACTCAGCCTTGCCTGATGGCAGGTTGACAATCAGGCGATCGCCAACGGATGCATCCGAGATACGGTCAAGCTGAATAACTGAAGCATTAGCAGTTTTGATGCGTCCACCATTCATTGCGCCCTGCAACATCTGGTCAGCAATATTGATGATGTTGAATGGGCGCGGTATCTGCCCATCTAATCCGACAGCGAATGTCACTGTACGGGTTTCTAACTGCTCAGACTTAAGCGCCCATAATCCAGCCCGTTGCGCCTGACCTTCTGACGTACATCCGACAACGTCAACATCAAGCTGTGATATCCCTAGTGTTACTGCTGAATCATCAAAAACAACGGCGGTATCGTCTTCGTAGTTTAAATCTGGGTTACTCCACTTGGCAGTGGCCACGCTATGTCGATCACGTAAAGCTGTCCCTTTGTACTCGAAAATCCCATTAATAACGTTGGCATTGGTATAGTTGTAAATCGGGTCTTCTGGCATGTCGGCATTGACTACCATCTGACTGCCATCCCAGTAACTACTGCCGTGGAAAATGCTGGTGATCTCATTGAGCAGTTTGTAAGCCTGTGATTGCGTCTGTATGTAGACGTTGCAGGTATAGCGTGGCTCGGTACCGCCTTTACCGTCATCGACCATCACATCGCAGTATTGGGCGATCTGGTACAGCTTCCATTTATTCACCATATTGGCATTGATGCGATTGCCGAGACCATAACGTTTATGCAGGATTAAGTCATACCAAACCCATGCCGGGTTATTGGTGTATGCCAGCTTAAATGTGCCATCCCATACGCCGTTAGTGGTTCCTGCGCCAGAGGTGGCGTACGTGCGCAACTCAGGATCGTAGTTGGTCGGCACTTGGATAATGCGTCCCCGGCACAGTGCCGCGAATTTCGGAACGCTAGAAAACTGCTCAGAGTTGTATTGAACGGCCAGTAATGCAGTGTGCGGATAGCGTAACTTGGCATCAACAACTTCCGTGTACGACACCACATTCATAGTGTCGCCAGTCGTTACAGAATCGGCATTTTCAGTCAATCGTCTAACGCGGATCTGCCAGCTTGAACCTTGCTGCGGTAAATCAATGCGGTGGCTGCGCTCGTACTCAGATTCTGTCTTTCCGTCTACGGCTGTGGTAAGTACAGTGGTGTAACTGCCGCCATCGGTGGAAACATCTATGGCATAGGTAATACGGTATCCAACACGATCACCATTGTCCTTCTGAGTCAGCAAAGAAGGCCACGCAAAACGTAACCGTACCGCCGATAACTGTGGATTAGTGAACTGGCGTACCCAAGGAGTACCGTAGCGTAGTTCTACCCCTACAGATATTTCATTGTTGGTTTCCGGGAAGCCTTGGATATAGCTTTGGTCAACAGTCCCGGCGCGAAAATCAACGGTAACGCCTTCGATATTGGAGCTGTCATCGGAGTTTTTAACAGGTGTTCCATCCAGGTACACCGAGTTATAGCCATTTACCAGCCCTTCTATCTCGCCTTCACTGATGGCATACAGCAGTTTTGCAGTGGCGACAGAACGCAGCGTGTCTGGTGCAGTATATGGCGTCTGTGAACCAGAACCACCAGATTTAGCGCCTTTTATTGGCTGCGCAGATTGCTGCATCATGGATTAATGTCTCCCGACATTCAGGTACAAAAAAACCGCTTTCGCGGCATCTATTGGCTAACTTGCTATTTTGAAAAACGGCAGTGTGAACTGCCCTTCTTGCTCTAACATTTCTATTCGCGCTAAAAGCGATGGCTTCTTCACCCTTCCCCAGCGGTTAAGCAAGCGGCCTGACATACTGGCAACATCACTTTCTTTCATGTATTCCAGCATTACGGCGTTGCGTTCAGCTTCGTAGTTGCGGCTGAGTTTATGCAACTCTTCCGTCATCCAGTTAAAGGCGTTGATATAGGCTTCTTTGATTGCTGCGGCCTTGGCACCATTAAACCCCATCACCACCATAACAAAACCGCTAAAATCCATTCGATAGTATTTTTGCTTCTTGTCAAAGATGCCTAAGTCATTGATTTTCTCGACAGCCCAAAAGTGGGCCTTCGAGAACTCTTCGGAACATTGCAGATTTTCTAATGCACGAACTACGTGTTGATGACGCTTACCAAACGCTTTGGCAATTTGCATCGTGTCAGTTGAAGGCATGCCATTAGCCGCAGTGACCAGACAACGCAGGTCAATAGTCATATCCAATTCGTGGTGTTCCATAGTAAAGCTCCTATAGAGAATGAGCCTGTTAGCACAGAGATACCGCCCCAAGAGATAACGGGATCTCTCAGGCTCATTGTCTGTAGGCTCTTGGTGGTTTGCGCGTGCTAAGGCGCGGTGAATTTCAGAAACAAAAAAGCCCCGATAAAATGCCGAGGCCAAAAACGCAAAAACCGCCACAAAGGACGGTTTTCAGGGTACTACTACTTTTCTTCCACTCTGGGAAAATTTAATCACTGTTGGGTCAAGATTGCAACAACTGCAATCGCTCACCGCTTAAATGCTCGAATTGCTTAAGCATAGGCGCAAGCTCACGGTCCAATATCCTGCCAAATCTCGCCATGTGAATGACGTGCTCATGCGTCTGCCCATACAACGGGCTGCCCATCTCTTTCAACCCTGCACCAATACCGTTCTGCCAACGCTGTTCTACCCAATAAACATGGCACAGCAAGTGACAAATAGACATTGCCTGTTCACGGTTGATGGTAAACACCTCATTATCCTGTCTTGGCAACAACTCGCCTTCCAACGCATCAAGATAACTTATCGCCTCTGGAACTTGTTCCGGAGCTAACTGGTTGATGGTATCGATGTCGAAACGTTTGTGGATCAACTTCCAGATATCCGGATAAATGTTGCCAACACCCGTTCCGATTAATGCCTCAACTTTTTGCCGTAGCGGTGCCAACTGTTTGGTATTGCACTGGCGCTGCTTTGGTTTACTGGCATTCGACCAGTAGTTGTAAAGTACGGTAAAACATTCTTCCTGATAGGTGATCAGGCGATCACGAATATCAGCCCTCACCTTCGCCGGATTGATGCTGAACAACCAGCCGTTCAGTTTTCGCAGTGGGATGCATAAAACTTCTCGAATTTTGCTGTCAGCAGCAACCATGTTCATATGAACACAGTTGAATTTATCACTACTTTTCATTAACTTGGATTGCTGAGTTGACCAACTCATTCCAAGATTCTCAACAATAGCCTTCATACCAACATAGGCCATACCATCATTCATTGCAGTGATTACCTGCTGACCGTTAAATGGCACTACGGTAGTGTTAACTGCTTCAAGAGTTGCTATACTAGTCATGTCAATGACTCCGCTTAGATTTGTTGATATTGAAGCCCTGACTGTTCCCGCAGTTGGGGCTTCGCTGTTTATGGCGATCATGCTGCTTCCCGATATAGCTTCTTCAATTGGAAGATGATCTCTGCATTAACAGAGCGCTCACTTTCAGCACTTTTACGCTTGATGATATCCATCAATTCATCTGGTGCTCTTAGCGGAAAAGGTGATTTTGCTTTTTTTACAACCATCAAATATGCCTCCGTGATTCATTATGACTCACACAAAGAGTATGGCTACTTTACGTATGATTCAATATGATTCATTGATTTTTTTATGCTTGAATCATTATGAGCCAGTTAACTAACTGGACATTTATGACTATGCGATCTCAAACACCATTCCCATTACGAATGCCTGACAACCTAAGAGATGTGATTGAACAAAAGGCAAAGGAAAATGGAAGATCAGTAAATGCGGAATTAGTTATACGCATAGACTCGACTATAAAAACAGCAGATACCATTCGCCAAAAGTTAAACCTGCACAAAATACAGAACCCAGCGATAGCTGAGCTTGAGGCGATCAAAGAACAGATTGAACAGGCCATTGAGAGGCTAAAGGAACATGGATAGTGAATTCGAGTATGAAGACTTTTTAGGCCCAGCAGCAACAGCGAAACATGCAGCTAAGGAAGCTATCAGCGAAGGAAGATATGATGATGCATGGGGATATCTTCACGCCCAAAAAGATTTCTACTTGAGCCATGCCAATAGGCAGAGATTTACCAAAAAACATACCCTGGCACTAGATGCTGAAGTTCATGTTGAGCTTGCCAATATCCTTCGTTTAGAAAAGAAGCACGATGATGCTTTCGTTAATATTCTCTATTGGGTAACAGCTCAATCAGATAAACCTAAAAAATCACATGCCAGCAAGCTTAAATCATATTTCAATCGCACATCTTTCAAAAAACACATATCGTTTTATGAGGTTGAGTGTTTTGTTTATGTCAGAACAGGGATGCTAAATACCTATACCGTGTGTCAACGTAAAGTAAAAGAATGGATAAGCGCTAAGGAAAGATCATGAAAAAACTCGCTATCGTTGTGGTACTTATTACTAGTATATGTAGTGGATGCAAACCACATGAGCCATCAGCTACAATGGCATTTGTTCAATGCAACAAAGCTGTTTCATACAAACTAAAGGCACCTTCAACTGCTGAGTTTGGAAGCTATACTGATTCTGATGTTATACCTTTTGATACTGTAACTAATAAAGATGGATCGATGTCAAAAACATTTATAGTTTCTGGAACTGTAGATGCCCAAAATAGTTTTGGTGCTATGATTAGAAACACATATACATGCAAAATTATTGGATTGCCAAATGATATGTGGAAAGTAATTTCATTAGAAATAAATTAACGCTTTCTTGAATCCAGTAATCCCATTGGCCGCTGTTCCTCGATAATGATCTTGCGTACAGCGTTGCCAATCATCACACCTAGCTGTTTGTACTGAGATGTTTGATCCCCGGTAACTTCCGTCTGGCCTGTTTGTGGATTTACTGATACATAAACGTTTACTGGGCTTCCGCTTGAACTGCCCGCCTGCTTCAAAATATCAGCAGTTGTCTGCCTACTGGTAACATTGGCACCTGACACAATTTCAGGACCGTACTCGCCAACAATACCCCATTTGTTTGATGGAATATTACCACCGCTGTCGAACAACCCAGCAAAAGCAGAGGATGCAATAGTAGTAACAAATGGCGTAGTTTCTGCAATTGCTAAACCTGCTGCGGCTGGTGCAGCGGCAGGACCAATTAACGGAATAGCTGCTGTTGAAGCGTATGCGTTCAAAGCCGCCATCTGTTGCGCAGCAATCGCATTGGAAAACATTTGTGAACCTGCAAGCGCCTGAGTTGTACTACCTACCAACATCTGAACAGTTTGATACACCAGCCACTGCGCAGCTAAATCAGTCAAAGCTTGCAGCATGGAAGAGGCAAAGCCTTTCACCATATTTTGTAGGGATCCGCCTAGTGTTTCTGCACCTGTCGCTAAGTCATATAGGCTGCTGCTGATCGTTGATGTGGTTTCACTCAGTACATTAGCGGTGGCATCCTGAACGTTCTGGTAAGTATTGGCTGCGGCATCGGCATAGTTCTGCAGAGCCTCCATTGATCCCGTCATCCAGTTTTGCTCTGCTGCAGCCTTTTGCATTGCCGCATTGCGTATAGCTTCTATCTGCTGACTTTCTTGATACTGAATATTAGTAAGACGTTGTTTGTAAGCGGCGTCACTAATGCGTGTAGATTCGACTTGTTGAGCCTGTTCTAACGCCAATATAGCATTAGCTGATTGCTGCCTTACCTGCAATTCCTGCTCTTGCTGCTTCCGCCACTTATCACCACGGCCCATACCAGTGATTGATAGATTCTGCTGCTCTTGGAATACTGCTAGCTTTTGCTGAATCGCTGCATATTCTTGGGCCGCCTGTCGCTGTTCCTCAAGTGCCTTTTTGGCATCCTTGCGTTTCTGAATTTCCTCAACCAGCAATAATGCTTCTGACTTCAGCCCGCCTTCAAGTTTTGATGATTCTATCTGGGCTATAACTTTCTCGGCGTTGTATTGCTTTAGTGCCTCTTTCCCTAGCGTTACCTCAGCATATTCATCGCGTAGAGACTGGAGCAACTTTTCTGATGATTTGTCCAATTTTTCTGTGGACTTAGCGGCTTCATCGGTTGCTGCCGTTGTGTTTTTTATATCTGGTAAACCAGATTTAAACACAGCCTGTTGTTTAAGTGATATTTCGTTTAGCTGCTTTTCAAGTTCATCATTTTTTTTCTTTAGCTGATCAATCTGGTTAATAAGACCAAATCTTGTCGATTCATTAAATGTTGACTTTACCAACTCATTAAGTTGGATTATTGCGTCATTATTATTGTTAATCTGCTCGCGAATGGTCGCCATCTGTGAATTAAACTTGGCAACCTGCACCTGTCTCTGAACTTCATTTAGTCCAGAGAAAGATTCCGTAAGAGAATCAACTTTTTCTGAAAGTTCTTTAGCTGCTTCCTTAGCTGTTTTTGATTTATCAGAGAAATCAATAAATGATGCAGCAACCAGTCCTACAGATATTGCCAATCCTACTGGGCCAGTTAAGAATCCAGTCAATGCTGTTGTTGCGCGAGAAAGTAGGCTGGCAGCAGCAACAGCCTTTTCAGTCTGGACAACGGCACGGTTAACTGTAGCTGTCGCTATACCATAAGCCTCAACAGCGGCTGTTCTTTGCGCGTATGCCGCCTGAACTGCTACGCTTGTTGCCGTGGTTGTGGCGGCAAGGCTTCGTTCAGCCGCTTCTATCTTCTTGGTAAGCGCAACTTCTGCAAGGCGAATTTCAGCCATACGTGCGGTGGCTTGCTGTCTGCCAATATCGCTAATTTGCGACTTCATGCGCTGTACTTCTAGCGCATTCTCAACCGTCATTAGCTGCTGAGTGGTGCGCATTCTGGCAATTTCAGAAGCCTGAGCCTCTTTATCTGCCATCACCTTAGCTTCAGCACTGGCTACGGCAGCGTTGGCCCTTGCCAACTCTTGCTTGGCCGACATTTGAATAGCTTCGGCAGCGCGTTGTTCAGCCTGAGCCTCAAGTAATAGCGTTCTGGTTTCGTTAGCGATGGCAAGCTGATGAGTGATGGCTGCTTGAGTGGCATAAGCCAGCTTTGTACCGTAGAAGGCAACGCCAGCGGCGGCAGCGCCTCCGGCTATCTTGCCAATTGTTTGCAGCCCATCTGAAAGCGTTGATGCCTCACCAGAAAAGTAATTAGTAGCTTGTGTTATTGAATCAAGGATTGGTGTTAACGTGCTAGCAATTGGCTTTTCAAATGCAACAACCAATAACTGATATGAGTTTGAAAGGTCGCGGTATTTGGCAGATAAGTTGTCAGCAGTTGCAGCGGCAGCTCCGTTATAGTCCTGCAATGCCTTGATCAAGGTATCTTTCAGAAAGTCACTTGTTACCTTGCCTTCCTTAACCATGTTGCGGAACTGGACACCAACACCTTTGCCAGTAAATCCAGCCGCGCGGCCTAAAGCATCCAATAATCCTGGCATTGGCTCAATTACTTGGTTAAGTTCCTGAGCCTGTACTGTGCCCTGTGACAGAGCCTGCGACAAACCGTAAAGGATAAATCCCTGTTGTTCAGTGGTGATCCCCAACGCGCTCTGTGCGTTGCTGAACCCTTCGGTTATCTTGCGGGCTTCTTCTGTGGTAATGATGCCTTGTTTTTGCAGCGCGATAAGGCGGACATAGCTATCGGCAAGCGGGATCAACTCTTTATGGTGATCCTTAGAAAGCTGAATCAGGTATTCTTCTTCTTTCTGGTATTGCTGACTTGTTCCGACAAGTTGTGTAAGGCGGGTACGCATGTCCTGATAAGCTTTTAGATTATCAGTAACAGACTTGTATACATTGATGGTGCTGATGCCAGCAAAGGCACCAATCAGACTGCGGCGAATGGTGGCAGCTAATTGTGCTGCGCCAGTATCGGTGTCGCGCAATGATTTGTTTAACCTATTAACGCCTGATGTACCTTTATTTGCCTGATTACCTGCCTCACCCATAGCGGAGCCAGCGGCTTTGCTGGTGCTTGATACCTTTTGGTTGGTATTAGTTAGGCGTATTCCAGCGTTTTCAAGTAGCTGTAATGCTGACTGCAGATCCTGAGCTTTCTGCTCAGCAGTGCGGCTATCGATAGTGATCGACAGTCTTGATTCATAGGCCATTAATGTGGTTCCTCACGGAATGTGGCAGATTTCAGGTAATAAAAAACCGCCTTATGGCGGTTACGATATTGATGATAATTAGGATTTGTCTTCGGTGTAGTTTCCGGCAGAAAGAACAGCACCACCTACCATAAATTCACCGTATAGCAATGGCACAGGGTGTCCCATAGATGTGGTCGTTACCGGACCGCCGAAACCGGTGCTAGGGTTATTTCCATCCTGTTCCCCAACTCCTGCTGATTCAGGCATTGGCGAGAGCATTTGAACTATTCCACCAAGCCCAATTCCGGCACCAGCAGCAATTAGTCCAAGCCCAAGGGCCGATGTTGTACCAAACGCAAAAAAACCAATGCCAACTAATGCGACACCAAGGATCGTCTGAAATAGCCCGCCTTGTTTACTGCCCTTGATTATTGGTGCAATGCGGATAGCTTCATGTTCAGTGCCACGGAATATCAGCTCTTCCTCTGACAGATTTCGCTTTCCGCTGAACACTGAAAATACAAGTCCGCACTGCTCTGCTTCGCGCATGAACTTTTCAAAACCAGGCACCATGTGGCAAAGCGCCTGCACGGCATCCGCCGGTGACTTGCAGTCTAGTTTCCATTCGCGGCCAAACTTAGTGCCCAAAACGCCGTACAGGCGCACAGTACGTAATCCCATAATTACCTCAAATCATTGATTCGTGGCGCAGAACTAGCTCAGTGCGCGTGGCCCAGCTGTGTCCGTATATTTCGCGGGTAGCCAAGCGGCCATAAAGGTGGTGATAGAAGAACGGGCCAGCACCACATAGTGCGGTTGCCGCTTCGCTCTTGAATAGCGGGTTATCGCCAAGGAACACCCCGGCATGATTTGGGTGATAGCACGGCAAGCCAGGTGTTTTGATGCGCATAATGAGGATGTCGCCACGGCGCGGTGAATCCACACGGGCAAACCCCTCTTTCTCGAAGTTGTCCAGATACAGGCTTGGCCCGTCTTTGTTCTCCCACCAGCGGTCATTGCGCTCATAGTGCCCGAGTAAAATGCCTAATTCACGCGCGTAGAAGTCTGAAATTGCTTGATAGCAATCAAGTACACCATGGACGAACTGGCGGCCAAGTAGCGGCGCTGTGTAACCAGTGGGTTCTAACCATTCAAATTCATTGTCTCGGCCAACAATCAGCCACGGTAATTCGTGTTTTTCGCACTCTATACGGTCAACAATGGATGGCTTTGGCAGTGCGTCAGGATGGCTGTGGACGATTGCCAATAGCTTTCCGGCATCCTCTGCTGCGCATTGATCATCAGTATCAAGCTGGAAGTGATTCAGCGGATCATCTGCAATATTGCGGCAGCGGCGATACTGCACTTTTCGCCCTACCTTTACCAGCAGACCGCAGCATTCTTGTAGTGCTACTTCGGCGGCATGTGAGAATATTTCCGCCATTACGGCATCAGGTACTTTTATCATGGTTGTTACCTCAATAGGCCTGCGCTTGGGAATCCGCCGAACGGTAATTCTGCATCTTCACCAAATCGAGGTTTGCACCCGGAGTCGATAAGCCCAGAGCATTTATCTAATGCCGGATCTGTGGTTGGATTACCGTCTTTATCCACATATCCGCCGGTGTACCCGCAAGAGTCGCCGCGGTACTCACCACGCACGCACCAAGTACATCGGTTAGTGATTTGTCGAGTGGGGATCAGCATATCGGCATAGCTGGCTGGTGATGCAAGTTCGAACTGCACTTGCTGGACATTTTCGCTGGTCTTCTGTTCGATGTACCAAGTGCTAGTAACTTCGCTGTCTGATGCTGTTGGATTCCCCTCTGGGAAATTATCAGCATCTAGGTAATGCGCGAATGTTTCATGTACTGTGAGTTTTGACCCAACAAAGTCATTGAAGTACAGGCATAGTGCAGAAACAGCACCGCGAGTTCCATCAATCATATTGCCGATGGTGAGAACCGGTGCCACAGTCTTGCCGCCGTTCATTTCCATGCCGGAAACATCGACGTTTACCGGTGAATAGGTTTCACCCTGCCAAATGATTTCACCTTGCTGCATGTGGCCGTGGAATCGCTGAATGCCGCCGCTGTAGTTGCTCAAGTCCAACTCAAACAGGCGGATAAGGTTTCCTGGTTCAAGTTTTTGAACATCAGATTTCATGCTCATGGCTGAAATGTCTCCTGCATTGTCCAACTAACAGTAGTCTTGCCGTTCTGCGAGTCATTAGTTGGCGAGTAACTTTCTACCCGGTACAGGCCTGTTTTTCCATCTGGTGCTGTCCAGTAAAAAGACTCATAGCCTTTTCTGGCATCAAGAAAATCGATGATTGGCTTAATGTTTGGCTCTCTTACCCCATCCACAAACCCTGTCACCGACACGTTGTAGCTCGCTGAACGGCTGTTAATGCCAAGTCCAAAGGCTTGGGTGTAGCCATCGCCAAACTCATTTTTGAGGATCTTGTGGGTTATCTCGCCGCTAGCGCCGACATTAACAGGCCAGTTAAACGTTTCCGTCATTTCTTGATTGACTCCATATATTCGCCGTCCATTGCAAAAATGATGCTATCTAGCGCTGGCCGAGCCATAACTTCACCGATCACTTCCACAACGCCTGTGATTTCAGGTATGGATATTCGGCAAGGCACAACGGCTGTAGCTGAAACCACAATCCGCCGCCCAGCTTCTAACTGCCAGAACAGGCCAATAATGTAGTCAGTGAGCGGATCGCTTTCTGGCTCTTCAGGGATTACGCTTCCAAGTTTGCGGTAGATGATGGCTTTCTTTTCCGACTTGCCGCGCCACTCACGCTCCCAATTGAAGCGTTCAATGGCTTTTTTTTCGCATCAGCAATCTCTTTTGCTTTGTCGATGGTGACTTTTGTTGCCTGTTCAAGCACCCAAGCGAAGAAAGCAGCATTGCCTTTAAGCAGCTTTTCGGCTTTTTGCGGGCTAAATTCGGTTTCGTTTCCGTTTTCATCTGTCACCCCATCCCAATCCAGCACAATGTAACGGCTCATTAGCTGGCACTGGATATCAAACTCAGTGGCATCAGCATCAGAAACGGAAATGTTGTGTAGGGATTGTCTGGCGTCAGACTGTGAAATAAGGCGGCGGGCACGGTCTGCGGCAATCTGGTATTTCTGGTCATCAATACCAGCAATTTTAATGCGCGTGTTTTTGTCGTAATCAATCCAACGGATACCGGAGGCGATCAGGTCGTGGTTAGCGAGCGATAAGCCCATGTTGGTTATCTCCAATAAAAAAGCCCGGCTATTAACCGGGCAATGCTTGTGTGAGCAAATTAAGAAACGGTGATTTCTACGCTGTCAGTGATGGTACTCAACACTGAACTGGTAGCGGTGATATTGGCAGTACCGGCAGAAACGCCAGTGACTAACCCGGTAGCGCTGACAGTTGCCACGGCTTCGTTGTCAGATGACCAAGTGACAGATGTATTGCCATTAGATGGAGTGGCCGCCACAGACAGTTGCAGCGTTGCCGCTTCTGCTACAGAAGTGCCGCCGCTAATGGTTAACGCGGTAGGCGCAGGAATACGGGTGATCACCGGGCTTTGCTTGGCGATGGTAAGATTTAACTCAATCTGCAGAATGTCTGTACGTCCACCGCTTGGCAGATCCCCATCGACTTCGCACTTCGGCAGCAGGATGTCGTATGAGTTACCCAAGCTATCAACGATTGGAAACTCAATGGCAATAGTTGCTCGGGTAAACTGGTTTTTCCAGATCTCCCACGCTTTGGCAGAGAACGCGAGAGTAACAGAACCGGTGAAGTTAGCCGCAGTTTCAATCAGTGCGCCTGGACCCAACTTACCAGAACCTAGACAGCGCTGAGTCTGCAGCGAGTTATCTAACGATAAGCTGAGTGCTGACACACATGCCACGCCTTCCAGACTCTGGCCGTCAGCCTTAACTGTACCAACGCTGAGAGAACTCATAACTGGTGTATCTGTGGCAGCATCAGCAGAAACCACGATCACGGTGTTGGCATCCTCATAATCGAGGCATGACATGGTGAATGTTGTAGTCACCTTGCCTTCTTCCGGGATATCCAGCGCCCAAGTTGATACATGAGCACCCTTGAACATGGCGTAAACGCCAACGTCTTTGTACCCTTTGGCAATCGCGTGAGTAATCCGTGTTTCACCGATGGTTAACTGGTCGTTGTTCCACTCGTTGTAGAACGCAGCAGCCAGCAAGCTATCAAACGTTCCGAATGAAAACTCGCCAGCCAGATCCCCGCCAATATCAACGCTATCAGCAGAACTACCCTGACCTAAACGAGTGTCAGTGATTTCTTCTGATTCGCTGGTGTTAATGGTTGGTGTTAGCGCGTTGCTCGTCAGTCGCATGACTTGCCAAGTCGGTAACGCTGGCAGCACACCTGGACTTTGCTCACGCGCAATGTGAGAAATGACTTTAGCTCCACTAGACATGGATTTATCTCCTATGAGAGTAAACGCCTCTCGGCGTGGCAATAAAAAAGGCCAGCACATGGCTGACCTTGTTGTGAATTAATTTGATTGTTAATCGGCTACAAACCGGATTGATACGTTGATTTGATAGAAGCCAGAACCAGCGGTATCACCGGCGGAGGCATCGCTGCCGATATCTATCTGGCTGGCTTCCCAACATTCAAGCTTACCATTTGACCAGTATTGGAAATGTTCAACGAGACTGTCCGTTAGCTGATTCAGCCCTTTTGTCCCTGATTGCAGATAGGCGAAGCACTGGACAACTATCTGCCCTGGTCGGCGCGTACATGGCTTATCACCTACCCCAGTAAAAAATGACGTGCCATGCTGAATGCTCAGCCGACACCAAAGGCCAGTTTCAGGCGGCGTAAATCGTTGTGGCTGGTTTGGATAGTCAATGCGTGACTGCTCAATGCCAGTAAACGACACCATGCGGCCAACAATGGCTTGGCGGATTTCTTCAAATGTCATTGCTTGCCACCATATTTTGCTGCGAGAGTTGCCATTGCTGGACCATAAATCCCTTGCGGTGCCTGCTGTGAGTGCCCGTTTTCTAATTCTTCGCCATACGACAGGTTGTTTTGGATAACGATTTCCTTGTAAATAAGGTTGGCTCCATCAATCACGCCAGTTCCGCGCGCGATAGTTTCCTGCCCTGCTTTGTCAACGTCATCCAGTGAATAACTGATATCAATTCCGTTGATAGTAACCCGGTGATTTCCACGATACGCCCCTTTATCGACAGGCGAACCCATTACCACCATCGATAGCGCATCTGTGGCTATGCGGCGCTGAAATCCGTTGATATAGCCTTCAACTTCCGTCATGAATCCAGAAGGAGGATTAGACCAGCCGCCTTTAGCCATTGACACCTCCTGCGCGATCGCTATCTTGAAACGCTTCAAATAAATCAAGCGCAATACGCTGTATTGAGTAGGCCTCAAACTCAATGCTTGGGTGATCCTCGTACATTTTATTCTTCAACTTCTGCCAAATATGAACAGCTTCGTGCAGTAACAAGCCATGAATTTGCACGATGGTTTTATCAGCGACATCTGGCAGTTGAACAATGCACAGTGACTTATTGCTTTCATTTTCAAAGTACGTCACACAAGCGTCTGCTTGCACATCCAAAAACTTTTCCTGACAACTTCCAGTTATCTGATTCAACTGCTTTTGGTTACGTGCCAACGCATAAAGCACATGATCAAATGGTGTTTGGTAAATATGAGGACGGTACTTAGCCATCAAGCCTTCCTCAACTGAATCGACCAAGAAGCGCCTGCAGGATCCTTACCAACGCTGATAACCTTAAGCCCATTGATTATGTCATCGATAGCAGGCGTGAAAGCTACGCTATCAGCATCAACAACTTCATTCTGCAAAGCAGTTAGTTTGGTATCTGTCAGCAGGATATTGATGCCATCGGCAATATCTGTTGAGTAACTGCCAAACACGCCGCGACCACTAAAAGTAACTTTCTGCTCAACCTGCGTTTCGGTCACTGGATCGTATTCAGTTCCAATAACTCTGAAACCAGAAAATGACGGAACAGCATCGGCCAAATCGTCATCAAAGGCTTCTGCAATGTCGGCTTGCAGATCTTCGCGTAAGCCCATATCACACCCTCTTTAGTAGCATTACGTTGGCAAGTCCACTAATCCACGGTTTCAGCAATGCCAGCGCCAGCGACTCAGCGGCAGTGTATTTTTTCGCGGTAGCAGTAAAGGTTTTGCTACTGGACACCGTGTCTGCCTTAACTGTCTTGCTCAGAACGCCAGTTTCCTTGGCACCGTAGATAGTGCCAATAGCAGCCGCTTTGGCAATTTCTGCCCCCGCTTGGATCCATTCATCCGGATAAGCAACCTGATCTGGGTATGTCTTGCCATCACTATCACGCGATGGCAAAGACTGATTGGTTAACCAGACGTTGGCGATCATCACTGCGCGTGACTTCTTGCTGGTATCAGTCCAGCTATCACCCAGCTTTTCGTCAACATCCGCGACAGTGATGTATTCGATCATGGTTATTACGCCTTAGGTAATGCATCAACCAATGCTTGCAGATCTTCTTTCGAAGCGTCAGCAGGAAACTCAACATTGGCAGATGTCAGCAACTTGCGTAACGCCGTCAGACTCAATGATTTTTCCTTTTTGGTATCGGTTTCCACCTCTTCTACCGTCACCTTTACTTCTGCTTTGGTGTAGGCATCTTTGATGTTTGGGTAATCGCCCACAATAACCACTTCATCGACACCGTTTTCAACACCAGCGAAGTAAGCAGCGCTGCGAGCAGCAAAACCTTCAGGTGTTTTAGCGCCACGTTTTGAATAACACAGTTTTTTCATGATCTTCTCCAGAAAAATAGGCGGGAGTTACCCCGCCATATTTGGTTAAGGTGCAGTTGACAGGTCAATCAACACACCTGCGGTTGCTTTGTCACTGGTAGCGTACTTGCCCCAGTTAGCAACTGCTGCCAGTGCTGCCAGATTAGGATTAACACCGCCAGCAGTTTCATTCCAGCTGTAGCCGAGAATATCGACGTTAAACACGCCCTCAGCGCGGTAGCCCAACGCCAAGTTTTCCTGTGTGTCGATATTGTACGAACGGATTCCGGGAGCCTGCGATTCTGTAATGCTGACAGCGCCAGCCTGCAATCCGTAGATGCTTTCTTCTGGGATGGTGTCAGATACCAGTACTGGTTTACCCATAGTGCCAGGTACACCGCCATAAATGACCACGCCGGCTTCTTCGTAAATCTTCTGGTCGATAGCATCATCAACCAGATCGAAGTACACGGCAGAACTCATGCCAAACATGGCAATACGGTTGAAACGATCACCAAATTTGCGCATGCCCTTGGTCAGCACCTTTTTGTGGTCTGTAGCGAAAGCAGCGGTGGTCACCATGCTGGCGTTGGAGCCGATGGCGCCATTCAGTGCGGCGAATGCTGCCTGAATGTAGTAATCCATTGCCGCATCAGCCATATCCTGACCTACCAGCATGGAAAACTCTTCTGGTGAACGTGCCCGGCGCTTAAAGGCTTCTTCGGTAGTCTCATAAGGGCCATATTTCCAAGGCGATTTAATGCCGATCATCTCACCAGCACCGATCTTTGACCCGGAAACGGTAGCGGTAGAGTTCACGTCACGGTGCCCAAGCGAACCACCGATTTTGTAGAATGAACGCTTACGCAGATCACCTTCAATCAGTTCGTTACGCAGCACGATTGCGCCGTTAGAGGCGGCGTTGAAAACGTCCAGAACATCTTGCAGACGCTCCAGATATGCGGTTTGCGCTAGATCGTTATAAATGATCAAGTCGCTATTTACGGTAGTAGCCATTCAGACTCTCCTATTCCTTTGGTAATTTGAGAAAAGCTTCCTGACCGTGCTTTTGAATAAAAGCGCGTTTTTCTTCAGGGGTCATTTGAGAACGTGGCTTCACGGCCTTACCATTACCGCCACCAGCAGCACCGGCCCCCTGTTGGTGAGGGAACAAGTGCGGAGCGCTTTCGCGCAGAGATTCCGCCCACTCCTTGGGAGTCAACGGGGTTTTGGCGTCTTTGCCGTAGACGATTTCGCCATCTTTCATTGCGACAAGATTGCCTTCATCGTCCAATTGCCAGAAACCGTTTCCGCGATACACGAAGTCATCAAGAGCAGATTTCTCCGCACCTGCTTCAATGGCACCGCTTTTGATTGCATCAGAAATTGCCCGACCTTCTAGCGACTTGGCTTTCTTCTCTGCCTTGGTGCGTCCTTCGACTTCGGCATTGAATTTCTTTTCCAGCTCGGCACGTAAGCGCTCAGTGCGGCGCTGAATGACTTGATCAAGCTTGCCCTCGGCAATAAGCTTGGTTTCTTCATCCTGCGATGCTCTGGCCAGCAGCCCTTTGACAGACTCAATATCGAGCCCTTCAAACTGGGCCTTGAGCGCATCAAGTTCCTGCTTAGTGGCCTTACTGTTTTGGATAAGTTCGCCGTTTTTGGTTTTTAGGCCAGTAACTTCCTTATCCAAGGCTGACTGAAACAAGCCGGTAAGCTTCTCCTTGAGAGCAGTACCTTTTGTTTCGTCAAGTTCGAGGCCAAGTTCGGCCAAGTCAATTTCTAATGGCATAGCTGTATCCCCTTGGGATTAGTTTGCGCCCGCCTAGCAGGCAATAAAAAACCCGCCGAAGCGGGTTGGTTTAAAATCTGTGGTGGTTATTCGCCAAATATCTGCCGGAACGTATCAGCGTCCCGCATGCGTAACTCATCAATCGTGTATTGGTGCCCAGTGCGCGGATCTACAAAGCGACTTATGCTGTAATTGCCTTCGCTATAGAGCTTATATCGCGTTGGCCCGAGCCACTCACGCTGAAATGTGGTGTCTTGGTCGCTAAACCACTTAGAATAATCTGTTGTTCCTGATACCTGACCAACTTCAAGCCCAGCTTTTTCTCGCTGGTTCTTAGTCATGTTGCCAACGCTACGGAACTTGCGTTCACCATCACGACCTTTGACTTTAAGAGCGCGAACGTATGGGCGATTGCCCATCAAATTGCCATCTAAAGAAGGTATCAACTGGCTACGGCAGTGCGGGTGCAGTGGCGGCGTTGGATGCGGTTGATCTCGTTCATAACGTTTTCCATCTAGTGACGCGCACAACTTCGATGTTCTGCCGTCAAGCGTGGCGGTAAATACTAGATACTCAACATCAAGTTCGTCATAGATGTAGCTATACGACTGGTTACTGATATGGCTGCGTGCCGTTCTCACCAGTCTTTCGGCGTCCATCTTGGTCTGATAAACCAGACCGTCTTGATAATTCAGCGCCTTGGTGCCGCGAATGGTTTTGACGATATCGCTGTTAGTGTCACCAGCAACCACACCGGCGCGGATTGCTGCGTAAATCGCCTGTCGTTTTGGCTCTGAAAAATCCTGTAGCAACGTATCGACTAACCTGCCGCCATATGGAGCGCCGCCAGAAAACGGCGTGTCCATCGCGGCGCGATACACATTTTTATCTGTGAATTTTATTGATGGTAAGTCGCTAATGACTTTACCCAGCAGTTCAGCAATATAGGTAGCTTCGTACCCTGCAAGCACAATCGCTGTATCGGTCCAGTTGGATGACAGCGCAGTAGCTAACCAGGTCGCATAGTCATCAATCTGGTCTCGTAGACCTTGCAGCCGCGTAGTGTTGTAACGACCAACAAGGAAATTCTGCATTTCTGTCTGGCTGATATTATCCAGCCGGTGCAGCAAGTCCTTTGCTAGCTTTTCCGCCAGTTCATCAATTTCATCGCTTAGGCTATTAACAACGGCTGTAGATGCCCGGTACTGATAACTGACGTGTTGAGATATGGCCGCTGCAATCGCATTCTGTGCGGCGATAACATCACTATTGGCTGACATTAAACACCGCTTGGGTTTTCAATCATCAGGACTTCATCATTCCAACCGCGTTCCGGCAGTTTCCCAGTTGAGATGTACGTCCAGTAGGATTCGTTGCTGACCTTGCCAGCCATCACCGCTTGCAATATCTGGGATGCCATCTGCGGATCTACGTTGGCAACGGAAAAATCTGGTTTTACCGTGAATTTAACCTCTTTTTCATCAATGCCGATGAAGTTTGCCGCGAATCTCAGCGCTTGTTCTACTGCCTCGGCTGCGTTCATTACAACTGTGTGCAGCGTGGCTTGTTGGTCATCCTGACGGGCGCGGCGAGCATCGCCAGACTCCACGCCTTGAACATCAATTACACGGGCGCCAGACTCAAGCGCGGATGTTTTCTGCGCATCCATTGCCGCCTTGATTTTATCGATACCAGCGCCGGTGATTTCCAGATAGCCGCACTCGGCATCAGCCGGAAGCGCCCACGCGGCAGATGGCCCAGTAACGCGCAGGTTCTGGTCTTCACTTAATCCAGATACCCACGGCTGCGGGTGAGCTGTTCGGTGTAATGACTGATAGTAATCTGCTGACAGTTCGTAGTATTTCAGAGCGGCCTTTGCCATAGACAACAGCGGGATTTCGTCAGGATCTGGGGCATTATCGGTAGATCCAGCAAACACAATCGGGATATATTCAAGGCCTCTTGCCAGAGATCCGTCTGCATTATAGCTGCCTGGTATCTTTGGATCTTCAATATCTTCACCAGCGGAATTTACCACCCGCACCCGGTATAGCCCCTCTTCTAAATCGAGAATGCGATAAACAATTTCTGAATCGTGACTAAACTCGTCATTGTCTTTGCTCTTTAGCTCATGCAGTACCGTAAGCGTCAAATCTTTACGGCCATCAACGGCTGACTCTTTCCAGTTAATGGCATCAAGTGCACCGTATACGGCAATAAATGGTAACCCTTTGGCATCAACATCAGCCAGCAGCTCACTGCGTCCGCATACTAAACCGGCTGCAACTGTGCGCTGGAACAACTGCGTTAGGCCAAAACCATCAGCAGTAGCATTGTTTCGCATATGCTCAAGACGCGAAGGCAGTTCAATCTCTGGCACTAGCCTAGTGACTAGCCCCATCATCGTTCTGAGCCCATCTTTCACCCAGTGCGGGTATTCAGCGCGCTGAACGTAGCTTTTGTAGATGTATGAGTTGTCTTGGCTAAGCTTTTCGGCTTCTTTCATGCCTTCGGTTTTCGGCAAACGCAACTCGTTAGCCTTAACAATATGCTCACCGCCAATTGCTTCCAGCATGATTTCCCAATCAGCCTGCATTTCACTATATCGCGGATGGAGCGTGTTAACTGGCATCATAAACCCCGTATTTGCATAGTGCCGACAGCTTTTCTGTCAATAGGCCATTCGACAGCAACGCAGTAGCCGATCGCTGTCGTGATGTGTTGGTAATCGTTATCTTTCTGCTCTTCCTGAAACGTAGAGCCTTTTTTAAGCTGAACAGTTGCCAGCCCCTTGTCACACCATGGGGCGGTGACCGGATTAACATAGAGGCTTGTTGTTCCGGCAGCGGTTTTAATCTTGGCCCTAACGGCGTTTTGGCGGTCTTTGATAGCCGGATGACTTTTCTGCACCCGGTCAACAACTTTCCATCCAGCAGCGGTCAAGATGCGCTTAATGTCGGTGTAATCAGATGCGTGACCATGCTTTTCACCTGCGCGGCCTGCCGGGTCGCCGTAAAGCAGCACAGTTTTGTTTTGGTGGCTCTTGAATTTCTCAACAAATTCCATTGCTGACTGAGCGGAAACAGCGCTTATCAGCACGATTTCATCAAGCAGGTATAGGTCTTTGCCATCGTTACGCCTAACTCCTATCGCAGACGACAGCGGCGTAAAGTTCTGGTCGTGCATCCACAGCAATTGCTCATGCGGCTGAATACGCTCAGTCGTGTGATTAGCCTTGCTGTAGTCTTCGTAAATCCTGCCGCTGGCAGTTTCAAAGCTGGCTTCAAATTCCTGCCTGAATTGCTTAGCAGACATCGCCATTTTCATAGCTTTGATTACGTCAGGTGGCAAAATCTCGGCTGACGTCCAGTGAAAGACTTTGAAATTACTGTCCTCACCAGCTTCGGCCTTATGGCACAAATCGTAATAATGATTTAAGCCGTCTGGAACACCGAGAAGCCAGCACCATGCGCGATAATCAGGGTCTAACGGGTTTACCGTGTTCAGCGCTGGTAGAATGTTCGCTTCCCACGCATCAGCTTTGATGTCGGCAAATTCATCAATGCCGCCCCCCTTCCATGGGATACCCTCAATACGCTGCGGCTTATCAAGCCCGAAAACGTGGATTTCGCTGCCGTTTGGCAGGTATATAATCCGGTCAGACTCTGACGGTCGCTTAGGATGAATGCTTGAGAGCGTGAAGGCTTTCAGGTCATTCCAATAAATCTTTTTTGCTTGGTCGTGCGTTGGAGCGGCTGCGAAATACTGCCCAACTACAGCGTTGGCCTGCTTAACCAAAAAACGCTTGAATCGCTCAGTCTTGCCACTGCGGCGACCAGCTGGAACCAGTGGAAACCTAATGCCATCATGAACAGCCTGTATAAGCGCTAATTGAACAGGATGGTCTTTTAGCGGATACCATCGCGATAGTTGTCTATCGAGCAGCAGATTGCCAGTCGTTAATGCCGTCATTGCTACCCCGGCAGTTTGTCAATGAGTGCAGATAAAGCCTCAGCAACATCATTTCCGCTTGATTGCTGCTTCTGTGGCGCATAAGCATCACCAACTTCTTTAGCTGCCTGCTCCAAAAATGCGGCCGTCATTTTGTAGTTCTTGCGGCCCTCAGTGTCAGCGGCCATGCGGTCAAGAACGCGCAGCCGATATGCTTTGTTGGCAATGGCAATATCGGTGATATCATCGTTGAAGCGTTTGCGGGTCGCGTAGAATAAGTCGCAAAGCCGCTTAGATAGGTTTTTGCCCATCTTTTTAGTGGGATCGTACTGCTCGACATGCTGACGTATCATGTCGAGTCCGAACTCTTCCTTTACCTTTTTAACAACCATAAGTGGTGTGTCATAACAGGCGACACACTGGACGATGAAAACTTTAACTTCTGGCGGTAGCGCTCTTTTCATCGTCCTGCCTTTCCTACGCTACAGCGCGGATGCAGGTTCCACACGCTCGCGCGATATTTGATTTAGCCACTGTTGGCTGTTGATTTGCAGCCGCTACCATTTCTGCAACGTCTGCGCTGGCACCATATCGGCTCACAATGGCAGTGAACTCGTTTACATCGTGGTCACGCATTGTCAGCACTGGCATGCCTTCATCATTGAATTTCGGCTCACCATCGATATCCACGGCCTGAGCGATGTGATACAGCTCGTGCTCTACCAACGCGCAGAAGTCGGTATCTGAGCACTCAGAGCTGTAATCTGCTGCAATTGTGATTAGGAATTTCGGAATGCGACCGAACCAGTCGCGATATTGCTGCTCTAGTCTGACTTTTTGCCAGCCACCAGCGCGTAACATCACCTGCTCGCATTGACCTAAAACCACACGGCCTTTCTTTTCAAACGCCGTTGATGCCCACATAAATTCGACATCAGAATCAATCAGGTGCCAGTGCTGTGGATTGTGCAGCTCGCCAGTGTCAGCAAGAAATGTTTCGTATACCCATGCCTTTAATTCTGGCGCTGGCGCAACAACAGGGAACAGAATTGCCTCAGCATCCAGCAGTGATCGCGGTGGCGTTGGTCGATTCATCTGATTACCTGCTGATAAAAAATAGGTGCCGGGTGCATCATGCAGCGGCGCTTCCCAGCGCGGCCCCGGCGGTTAACTTCCAGTGTTTAGCTGCTTCATCCGCGCAGCATGAAGTTCCTTTTCTCGCTCTTCCTGAGCCTTTTCCCTGATGCTTTGCTCTTCCATGAACTTAGCTTTCCTTATATCTTCGCGCTTCTGATACCACTTGTTGATTAACAGTGTGGCAATGGCGCAGAAAATACCTACTATCAGTGCCAGGTCATTTAATGTCATGAGTCCACCGAAGAAACTAATCCCTGAGGCTGTATAGCTAACCGCCGATGTTGTTCTGTCCATGCGTATTCTCTCGACTATTCTCATAGTTGCGGCCTCCGGTGGTGGCCAGTTTGTTGCTATTTATTCAGCGTTGTGAACTGAGACTGCTGCAATAGAATGATCGTCAGGCAGTGCTGAAACAATGTGTTCAGGATAATAACGCGTGTAAATTGAAGAGCATCGACCCTCGATTATGTCCTGCTCCCCGCTTGATAGGGTTACGATAACACTACCAGTTGGATTAATTTTACCCCGTAGAGAATGCACTTCCACAGAGTTCTTATGTCGATTATCGTGTGTTGAAAACAGCTTGTCAGCGTCAACAAAATGCGCATTTTGCGATGTCAGGTAATTGATAGTGGATTGCTGGGATTTGAGCAATAAATCATGCTGTTGCAACATGTTTTCTATTGTCTCGTTAGCGTTTTTAATCTCAGATTTTGCTGCATATAACAGGATAAAGAATGTTATGACACTGGTAGAAGCAGCGATAATTACAAGAAGAATATTCATTTCATGATGTCCTCATATATTTAGTTAGCTCGCTTTAACTCAGCTTTCTTTTCAGCCTGCCACTTCTCTAATGCCTGCCAGTCCAGGTTACATCTGCCAAGATCTGCGTACAGACCAGTTATCAGCGACAACATTGCCGGGTTTGAAAGACATCGGCCTGAGCTTTGCTGTAGGCACTGGATTACTTGATGATCCGGAATGGTTACGTGGCACCGCGTTATCAATGCTTCCGGCGTCAGTACGTAAACAACGTGCGGAGTCGGGATGTTCCGCACAACTGGCGGCATTGACGAGCAGCCGCACAGCGTCATCAGGCACGTAATCATTGCGCCAGTTTTGCGTATGTTCATCGGTAGCCTCCTGAAGCATCACAGTCATCCGTTTATCAAGTACCGCATACTGTTCAGACAATTGCTGCTTGCTTTGCTCCGTCGATTTCAATGCGGTTGCCAGCCGGTCACGTTCTGCATTGGCATAGGCGACCTGCTTGGATAATTCAGTGACTTCGCTTGCCAACCGGTCAGAGTCAGTCTGCAGAACCTGTTTGGCAGCGTTGGCGTCCGTCAGTGCTGTGGTAGTCGTAGAAAGGTCAACTTTTACCATCATGAACATTGCCATAACTACCAACAGCGCAATACCAAGCAGTGCAGTGGCCTTCCCTTTTAAAAATTCAATCATCGGTTTTCTCCTGTGCATCAAGGCACGTTTGGTGGCGTTTTAAGTTGCGGGTATAAACGCCATAACAGCGCTTGTTACCAGGTGTTGAACAGTCATATCCTGCGATAGTCTGATATTGCGGCAGCAATAGCGCATCACATGCGGCGGCGTGGTCACCAGATACCAGCGATTTACGCATAGGTGAGTTAATCCACCTGCCTATGCCATACTGGTACACCCAGTCGATATAGTTGTCGTATTCTGCTTGTGTCATCTCGACACCAGGCAGTGAATCGCGGAACCGCTGTTCATCTTTTGAGATATGGGATTGGGCTGTCTTTAATGCTTGAACAGGCGTCAACTTGTCACCGGCTTTAACCGGCGTTCCGTCGATGTGATATGTGGAACCGAATCCAACAGTAGGACGGTCGCCTTTAACTGGAATCGTGGCCACTGGGGTAAACCATTCGGAGACAACAAGGGTTACTAGTGCAGCAGCAGACATACTGAGACTGGCAACACCGATACGCTTCATTGGCTAAACCTCGATACCCAACAAGGAAAATCGGTGTTTAAGTGCATTTCTGTATTTCGTCATAGCATGGAGTTGCTCACACATTGCTTGTCGCATATCCATATCAAGTTCAAAGAACTTTTGTGAATTAGTAAAACCTGACAGGTTATCGCCACGTTCAACAAGCTCAGAGTATTCAGCCCGCATGCGCTGAATGAATGGAGGCTCTGTTGAACCGCTATCTAGCTCTGAATCATTAAACGAATAACCATCATCGAACACATGCTTAGGTGACCAACTCACGTACTCATCAGCAGTACCGCGGTTATAGACGACTAAGTAGCCGTCATCATCAGGATCTTCATTCTCTGGAATATCCCAACCACGCACCTTGTTATAAACGCCGCGAGTCAAAGGAATTGCATGCACTTGCTTGTGGCATTTGTAATACGGCATCGCCACCATATTCATGCTTTTATTTTTGATGCAGTCGGCTATATTTACATCGCAATCAGATTGGTTCATCACGGAGCCCTCAGAGTCCAGAAACGAAAAAGCCCCAGCTAATGCTGAGGCCTGAAAACGAAAAAACCGCTCAATTAATGCGGTTTAAATGGATTTGGTGGTACTTTCCCACCCTAGAAATATTCAATCACTGTAGAGGTTTTGTGTCAACAACTGATTTTAAGTTGTCAATGGCAGTCTATTCATTTTTAGTTAAAAGTTACCACTTAATTGACTAAGCCACTTCCCGCCATAGTCGCATCAACCGTTTGCACTCGCGTTCTGCTTCTCCTGACTCCTGCCATAGCTGGTTCACACAGTCCATATACTGGTCATAGTACATCTGCGTGAATACGTCTTCTGTGACTTCTCTTTGTAGCAGCACAGATATTGTCTGAGCAAGCTCAAGTGACGTTTTTAGTATGTGACCCACTCCATAGCACCGCTTACACAACACTTGCTTTGCCGAGCCGTTCCAATTGCTGATACTGTACCCTCGTCCCTTGCACTTTTGACAGATACGGGTGCCACAAACTTCATCAACGGCCATTCTTGATAATGCTTTGGCTTCCGGCATTTCTACATCATCTTGAAGTAGCGCAGATGTCAATGTTTCTCTCAGAGTGAAAGCTGCCTGTTCGATTCCACCTATCCTTGCCTCAAGCACTTTTATCCCAACTGGAAACTTACCCTGGGCCTGAGCGATAAGGTTTAGCGCATCATCCTTGGTAAACACACCGCGACCGCTGATAATTTGCAGCGGCATGCCCTTCGGTGCAGTCAGAAGAAACAGATTTGCTATATAAATCATCAGAAGCGCTCCAATCTATTGTTATCTACATCCACTATCAATCTGCGCATTTCAAAAATTAACAGCGCATCAATGAGTTATGCTGCATTATCGTTGTATCTTTCAGAATTGGCAGCTTCGCCATATTTTGAGTGCCACTCGTTATGATGAATGTCGCATAACCAACGAATATCTAAAGGTTTTGCGTAATCATCATGGTGAGCATGAACATCTAAACACCCACAAACTTCACATGGCTCTTTTTTCAACTTCCCATATTTGATGGCATTGCCAACAATAATGTGAGACTTGCGTTTAATATCGTTTTTATCCAACCATTTATTTACCGCTCGCTTATGAGCAGCTTTACCGCGTTCTGTTTTCTGGTAATCAATCCGCATTTTCATTCTTTTTTGGATCGCGAAGACGGGCATCGTCATATTTCTTTTGGCAGGTTTTGCAACAAGCCGATAGTCCATCTTTTGACGCGCTTCTTTTATGAAATTGAGAATACGGTTTAGTTAGATTGCACTGACCACACTTTTTCATTGTTCACCCCTCAGAATGGAATATCCGAGTCCCAACCATCATCCAAATCTGGCGTGTAATTCTGCTGTGGTTGCGGCTGATGTTGCGCAGGTTGATTCTGTGCCGGTCGCTGTTGTTGCGGTGCCCGATGTTGTCCTTGGTGCGCCTGGGCTTGATAATCGTTATTTGCTTGACCGTTGCTTGACTGGCGAGAACCTAACATCTGCATAGTGTCAGCGATAACCTCAGTAGTGAAGCGGTCAACACCCTGTTGGTCTTTCCACTTACGAGTCTGAAGCCTCCCCTCCATGTACACTTGCGCACCTTTTCGCAAATACTCACCCGCTATCTCTGCCAGCTTTCCGAAGATAACAATTCGGTGCCATTCAGTACGGTCCTGCTGCTGCCCCTGCTGGTCCTTCCAAGTTTCACTTGTGGCCACAGTGATATTCGCTACTGCATTACCGTTAGGCATGTAACGTACTTCAGGGTCTTGGCCTAAGTTGCCAACGATAATGACTTTGTTTACTCCGCGTTGTCCCATGGTGATTACTCCACTAGCTCATAGGTCTGTTCGAAGATATCCGGCTTACATGGATAGTGTTCACCTTTAACGCCAGTGATAACGAAGTCACCTGGACAAACAACATGACCACCTTCTAGGGTATCTATCCAACCGTGAACATGCATAACCTTTCCGCAGTGCTTGCAAGGTACGTTTCCATCAAGATTAGGAAGTCTGTAATAACGAACAATTGCTCCTTCAGATAAATTTGATTGGTAGTCGCCATCTTTGTTTGATGGAATCTCCACGCAATTATCTTCTGGATGATCACCATTCTTGAACCACTGTGTAGCTTCGATAACTACAGGTTTCTTTCTAAACTTAGCCATACCAACCTCACTTAATCATCAACAATTCGGCATCAAATAGCCGCTCTTGTGTTTCTTCCAATGCCGCCAGCAAATCAGCTTTCAAATCTTGCGGATCCATATGCCGAGTACGGCGGTCTATTTCGTCATGGCACGCGCTGCAGGTGTACACGCCGAAGTAGTCAGCGCACTTGATTGCCATTCCTCGGCGTTTGCCAATATGCGCAAACACCACCGTTTCATTGTTGCCATTGCATATGCCAGGCAAACGCACAGAGCAATCTTGGCCTTTGGCGCTGTCGGTGATTTTCTTGCTACGGGCCAACATCACACATACCCCAGTAATTGATTCACCGCGTTATCGACAGCGGCGGCATTCTTGAATTTTCCGAACAACACATTTGGCAGCAGCACATCGATGCTGGCGCTATAGAGCGCATCAAATTCAATGTCGTCCATGTTTGCGAAGCTGATTGACTTGGCGCGGATCCGCACAGTTCCATCCGGATAGCCAACTACGTCATAGAATCCAGCCTGCACTGCTAACCACTTGCGAAACTCATTGAAGTTCTTCATCGGCATAAGCTGCTGGCCGCGATACATCACTGGTACTGGTTCGAAGTAATCGAATGCAAGGTTAAGCAGAGACATGTACTTGCGATGGAATTTGCCGTTTCGCGCTTTCTTGAAATCTGCGCGAATAACATCTCCTACGTTAAGTTTGTCATTCACCAGTTCAGCATCGTTGGCGGCAAGAGGCAGTAATATGCCTGAATGATGTTTTACCAGCGCGAGCTCAGCCATCACTTACCTACCCCATAAATGGCAATCAGTGCGGCATCCCGGCAATCTTCATTGCTTCGTCCAGTCCATCCGGTGACTTTATTGAAATAGGCACTGTTCTTCTTGGCTTGCTTAATAGGCCCACGCAGAGGCTTAACCATCACTGGTGTGATGCCTTTGGAAATCAGCATTTCAACGATTGAGCGAGCAGCCTGTTTAACCTGCCCTACGTTCTGCGAAATTTTGCGCATGGCCGCGAAGTTTTGCCCTTGGCGCTGGCGAACATTCTTCCAATTTTCCACGTCCTCAATTTTCACGATGATGTTGTGGCTGACTGCCATTTCAACGCAGTATTCAATCAATGCTGGAAGTGTCATTTTCTGCATTGAGACTATGTGCGAGCCTTCGGTTAAGGCTACGCCAGAGGCTTGTGCATCCGGGTCAATGCCGATCACGTAGTTCATGCGGCCACCTCGTCAGCTTCCCATTGCGCTAAAAATTCATAGGCGCCCAATGCGGTGATAATGCGGTCCGCTTCCTCCAGTGACAGCTCTTCGCCTGTTGGTACTGCTATCCATGCGGCGGTTAACCTGTGTATTGGGTTGCACGCTTTTAGCAACTGCATGTGCAGCTCGTTGCAGTGTTTGGCTATCTGTGATTGGGTGATGTGGTGCGGAGCGGATAGTTCTTCGGTGCGCATGTACTGCTGCCCGTCCTGTCGGCGGCAGGTTACCGCACAGAGAACGCTCCATGGCATCGGGGTATCAGCAATAGCCAATGCGGTAGGTCTGCTAATGGACTCAACTTTCTCGCGTTTGCGGTTCCATACCTGTACCTTGCTGTCATTCTTCCCGGCAACAAACACAACGACTAAATCACGCAATAATGCCCGAGCAACGTTGTAATACCGTTTAGCCAGGGTTTTGTGTGGCTTGCTGGATTTACTCATAATCCACCCCGATACTTACGCGCTACGGCATCCAACCATCTGTTAGCCTGCTCCCGGCCAGTACCATTCTGGTAAAGCCTTTCGTACTGCTCGGCAGCAAAGTGTTTCAAGTGTTCCGGTATGCAACGCATCCGCTGGGCTATCCAATGTCTGTCCGATACTCCACCGCGGCAGAAGTACATGATCGGCATCGTTTTCAGCGGTGACATTGTTCCCACGTATGACGGCAGCGGGAAAACATCGATCGTAGCGTCATCGTTGGCGGCACCAACTTGGCTGTTAGCCGCTTTCAAAAACTCAAACCCTGTCGGTGCATCATCTGGTAAACGTTTAGCGAGCATTTGCGGACCTCCGGTATTTGAACGTTTCACCGCGGCCATTCGTGCGATTCTGTTGCCTAAGCGCTGCCATGCGTTGTTCAATACTCGTCAGGGTACGACTTCCATCTGCCAATCGCTTGTTAATTTCGTCTTCGATGTAATCTCTGGCGCTGGGTGCTTCATTGGCGATCATCTTCACGTCACGACTAGGCAGACGTTCCCCACGCTGGGCCATTGATAACTTGCGCAGATACACGGTTTTGAACAGGTCGAAGTCTTTGCCAATTGGCAACCGGCGGCACTCGAAACCAACGTCAAGCCAAGCAGCGTACTCGATATCATCGGCATATGGCTGTTTGCTGCGGCAGCGGTCGAACGCTGCGCGGATCTGGTCGTCGCTTGACTCAGTGCCAAGGCACCACTGGATGAACTGCCCTACTGACGGCATGAACGGTTTTGGGTCCATCTGCGCAGCAGCAATGCCGCGGTCAAGCTGTGACTGTGATACAACGCCAGCTCTGGCAATGGACTGTGTCCACTCGCGTTTCCAAGCAATAACTTCGCGGCTGCTGCTCAGGCTGTTTCGCCATGCAGGCTTGCAGGCTTTCAGGCGTTCCAGCGTATCGCTGATGATTTGCACTACCGGGTTATCTTGTGCCAGTTCAACGCGCGACACTTCAGCAGCGCCAATCTGCTGCATCGCAGTTCCGGCAATCTGGCTCAGTGATTTTGTGGTCATGAGTGCGGTCCTCCCGTTGGAACTTCGATAACTAGCCCGTCAGCCCAGCTCTTGTCGTCCCAGTCAATGTCTGGCGGTCGGTATCCACCGGATCCGCCGTTATGCTGTGCAGGTGCCCTGTTTTGAGATTTGCTTAGCCAGCGCGTGATAAACGCCTTGATGCCAGTGCGTGTTTTGCGGTTAGTGGGATTTGCATCGAGCCATGCCAGCATCTGCCGCAGCTCTTGCATGATGTCCAACGCTGGGAAACACTCGATGTATTTCTTAAAGTCCGATTCTGGGACTTTGTACTCACCGTCTTTCGCCGTTAGCGGCAAAACAATCACGGTTTTTTCTTCGGGTGGTGGCGGCGAGTTTTTTAACTCGGCGCAAGATCCTTTATTCCCTTCCTTTTCCCTTCCCTTCCCTTCCCCTTCCACTGAGTAATTTCCGTGACGCGTGGTTGACGCGTGGTTGACGCGTGAATCTTCATCGTTATCTAATGCGATAGAATCAGTGTTTGCTGGCAATTCTTCGATATATTCTGGTGGTTCAGGGATATCACTCGCTTTTTCCCGGTTATTAACTACTTGATGACGCGTAAATGAAGGTATGCAACCGTAATTCACGCCACCAACTGAATACTTACGAATAAAACCACGCGTCATTAACGCGTCAAGCACGCGTGAAAAGTCAGTGTTATCCCATGGCAAAACATCGAGTTTCAGTTGGCGAGGCTTCCACACAAAACGACCTTCGCGATCACAGCAACAAAACATGCCTATAAAAGCCAGTCGCAATGGCAACCCAGTCTCTATTTCTGCTTCAAACAAATCTTCATGTCTGAAAAGTTCTGGTTTAACCGTTCTTATCCGAGCCATATCAACCTCTGCTTGGCAAATGCCTTACTTGCCCATCAACAGCAGAGTCAAGTTTCAGCAATTCAGTAACTGCTTTACGCAGGTGTAAGCCAATCTGCTTCCGTTCCTGTGGCGTCACGATCCCGTCAGCCCGAGACTCCTTGATAGTCGCCATTGCCTCGCCAACAACCGCCATGACTTCCAGCAGTTGGTCGCTAAATTCTTCGTCGCTCTGAATGCCTTCAGGCAACTGGACAAAAACGCCGCCGCGTTTGGCGCACCAGGCTTCCAATATGCGGTTGTCGTCGGTGAGCTCTGTCAGAAAAACGGCATCACGCAAATAGAGAAAATTGGTTTCGTTATCCGGGTTGAGTTTGTTGGCCAGCACTGCCGGGCGGATATTCATCTGCTCAGCAAGTTCTTTCGTACCGTGTTCCAATCCGACAACGTGCGCCGCATCTTCCGGCTCGATACATGCGGTGTGGCGGTGTTTTAATGTTTGTTTAAGCATGGCAATGGCATTGGGTATCCTGTGTATCGGTGATTAACTCGCAACCGCTACTTGCTGGTTTGCGTAGGTATCAGCCTTAAGCTTTCCTCCTGACGCCCTTTCAAGCCGATAAGCTTGAAGCTCAGGAACATATTCTCCCCATTGGCTTACTCGGCTTCGTGATACCCCGGCCTGACGTGCTACTTCGGCCTTCGTACCAAAAAAACCTACAGCTTCGCTAGTTTTCATTGGAATCTCCTATAGAAATACTCACAGAAGTTTAATTGATTAAACCATAAGAGTGCAAGTAATTAAACTAAAGGATGTTTAAAATACTAAACATGGACAGATCAAATAGAATTGCGCTACGCGCTAAAGAACTTGGTTTGAAGCAGGTTGACATCGTCAAACTGACTGGAGCTACTAAAGGCACTGTCAGCAACTGGTTCAACGGAAGTAGTTCACCAAAAGCCGACTTTATAGGCCCACTAGCTCGCGCTCTTAAGAAAAGCGAAAGTTGGGTTTTGACTGGTAATGATATGCCAGTAGGGAAGAACGAATTATCACGGACATATTCTAGCTTTGATTTATGGGATGACGATACGCCGCTTAATGATGATGAAGTTGCTCTGCCTTTCTTTATAGAAGTTCAGCTTAGTGCTGGAAATAGATACTGCATGGTACAGGAAAACGGTGGATCTAAGCTGAGATTTGCTAAATCGACACTTAAGAAATGTGGTGTAAATGAAGATTTTGCGGCTTGTGTAACCGTATCTGGAAACTCCATGGAACCTGTTTTACCGGATGGAGCAACAGTAGGCATAGACACTGAAAAGACCGCGATCAAAGACGGCAAAATGTTTGCCATAGATCATGGCGGAATGCTTAGGGTAAAGCTCCTATATCGCCTCCTTAACGGCGGGATCCGCTTGCGCAGCTTCAACAGAGAAGAATGGCCTGACGAAGACATATCAGGAAAGGAAATTGATCAGGTGCGCATTATCGGCCAGGTGTTCTGGTTATCAGTGCTTTACTGAACTGCATCTTAAAAAAAGTAGATAAATCAAGGAGTGATTATGGAAAATTCTGACGTTGAAAAGGTGTTTGGTATTACTAATAAACAATTTGAAGAACACATAAACACCTATATAAAAACAATAAATTGCAATGTATGTGGCAATACTCATGGTAATGGAATATTTCTATTAAGTATTGATCGTGAAATGAAACGACCGCGCATTTTATCTATTCCATCGGCAAGTATTGCAGAAGATAACAACATTCAGTTTTCGACACCAAGCTTGCAGAATTTTTATTACCAAATTACATGCAGTAAATGCGGACAAGCAATTCTATTTAGTGCTATGGATGTTATTAGACGTATAACAGACTAAGCGGCTTTATCTATTACTTTTGGCCTTTGTTTTTTTGATTTAACAATTTTACCAACAGGGATTAGTTCATGATCAGTATCACGAAGATCGTAGATAACATCTACAAGGCCACGCTTGATGACAAAAGCATATTTATTGTTGTCGCTATCCAAGCCGAAGCACACGGCAATCCCGGTTTGGCTGAAATCAATCGCATCTTGAAGCTTCTTGAGCTTCACGTGGATATTTCTGACACGGCTGAAACGTCTAGTGATTATATCAATAAAAGCATCGACGCCAGCGGCATTGTCAGAAAGCACCTTGGCATCACACCTGACGGTTCCGTCATCGGATTTTTGTGCAAAACGCAGTCTGTCGTCAATCAAACCGTGAAGTGTGTACAGGCGTATGATGGAGCAGTTTCTATCTGATGCAGATTTGAGAAAACTCATAAACAGCCTCGTAAGCAAAGATGGTATTTACGAAAAAATGTTATACAACAATTTAATTGTACACAATATATACACCTAACCCGCTTCGGCGGGTTTTTTATTGCCCATCGCTCACCTACACACCCTGCATTCGCATAGTTTTTCATTGCCAGTAAAAATCACTCATTAAAAAAATGTTTAACTCATTAAACTTTTTACTTGACTGAGGTGTTTAATTGATTAAACTTAAATCAATCGGCACTACGCCACGCTCTTTAACAAACAGGCCCATGAACGACTAACCTTGGCACCCTCACCAATGAGGGAACCAAACTAGGTCACTCCGAGGAACACGCAGCGGAGGACAGAAATCTGCGTAAATAGACCCAACTAGCTTCAAACGGCGACCGGGTATCAGATTGCCTTGGCGGTAAACAACGTTACAGAGAACTGTGGCGGCTGATATGTGGTGGATGCCTTAACCGTGTGAATGACCCGCTTTGCTATTGGCCCCGCCCCGTTCCGGCGGTGAGGTAGGAACAGGTTTTACAGCTGGCTCTTTCGCACCTACTTGGCGAGAGTCAGCGATAAAGCCACTAAGGAGAAACAAATGTCTGAATTAAATCGACTAACATGGGCTAGAGATGGATTTGGAAGATGTTTTGTAGTTCGTATAGGTGATTTTAGCAATATTTTGTATTGCGCATTCAACGCTAGCGCAGCAATGTCATTTATTAGGGAGTATGAAGAATTCCAAACTAACTGAAAACATATCAAATAGAACACAATGTCCCTGTTATCAGGGCGCATTGGGAAGGTGATTGACTGTCATGTTAGGCCAACGTGATATGGACGTGTTATCGGAGCCGCAGGAGTAGAGACCTGCCAGTCACCTTCACCAATGCGATTACATCGAGAACAGATGATGGACGAAATCGCGTGCTAACAAATTCCGAGGTGGAAACACGCGCAGGTGACGCGCTGGTTCAAGAGAAGACAGCACCATCAATCGCATTACCGGGTGACGCGGTTAACGGTCATGACACTACGGAAAG